AACAGCCACCCCGTGCTGGGGGCGCGCTTGCCTTCCATCACCCGGTTGCCGTACTGCTTCCAGTGTCCCAGCTTGTACCATTCCTCGTTGTCGATAATCCGCTTGTCGAGACTGGCTTTGGCCGACTTGTACTTTTCGAGGATGGCCATCGCCTCGCTGATCTCCTTCTCGCCGATCGCCGGTTCACCATCCAGCACCCCGGCCAGACTCTCGCCGCCGGGGCTTTCATCTGCTGTCAGGTCAAGCTCTTTTTTACCAAATTCCATCCCATTTTCCTTTCCGCGTTCCTGTTCAAATCCTCATAAACCTCGTCTTGTCCTTCCTCGGATCCATATCCAGCGGGTCGTCCAGCATGGGCGGCGGCTGGGTGTGCTTTGCGGCGCTGATGGGGTTCTCCATCAGCACATACCGGCACTCGTCGTAGATGTGGTCCTCCTGCGTGGTGTCGATGTCCTCCACATTGCTCTCGTCATACACGAGGTTCGGGATGGTGCGGATGAAGTGCTTGCAGGTGTTGAAGACCTGCAGCATCGGCCTTCCGTCTTCGCCAAAAGCCAGTCGATAGTGAAACTGCATCTTTCCCGCCAGACGGGTGTGGTCGCCGGGCATCCAGTGCAGAAAGTTCGGACTTTTCTCCTGCATGTCCGCGATGCTCTCGCCCCGGCTCTCATCAAAGATGGCCGGGTCGGCCACGCCCAGGATGACCCGGCCCTTCAGCAGCGGGTCATTTTCCTCCGCTTCCCGGATCATCCGTGCCTGCTCCATCGGGTCCTTTCTCAGGCCCTCGTTGGGTGTGCCGGTGCAGCCGTAAAGCTCCTTGATGCGGTAGAGCCGCCCGCGCTCGTCCGCTGCATACCACCCCACAGAAAACGGCTTCGAGAAACCGAAGTCGTATCCCCGCCATATCTTCCAGTGTTCCGGGATGGGAAACGGTTCGATGACGTG